AGCTTTTCTAAATCATGCCTAGCAACAACCAGCACAGGCTCCACCTTCCCAGCCTGCTCGATGGCTTGGCGAAAAGCATCTGCTCGTTTTTGCATTTCCTTGTAGGTGTTTCCAAGGTTTGCATCTTTAAGCCAGAACAGTGCAGTATCCAGCGCCTCAAGCGCATCACGCATGGCGTTAATTTGGTTCATGATGCAGACCCTCCAAAAACTGTGATTAATATGGCAACAACGCCAACTCCTATGAATACGCTCATTCTGTTTCCTTTGTTTCTTCAAGCATATGAAGATCTTCTGTGAGTACTTCACACCATACCACCATAGGCCGGTGAGTTAGACAAAATTGATGCCAACTACCTTTCTTGCCCATATAATACAAACGTTCTAGTTGATTTTTCCAGTTGTATTTGTCACCGATTTTCATCATGGTTTGTTCCTTTAAGTGCTGCACGAGCTTCTTCAATTTGATCAAACAATTCCCCGACATCGTTAACTTCAAGCCCGGTATTGATCGTGTCTAGTTTGCCCATAAAAACTACAGAAGCGTCGCCTTGATCAACCAACTCGCACAGCGTTGACCAACGAGAAACATCATCCCGTAGCATCTCAACTTCATTCCTAAGACCACTGATTACATCTTCCCGTGCATGACGATTAACATGCAGTGCATCGCGCTCCTGCACTAGCGCTTCGATGGCTTGGCTCAGGGCCTGGGCTGCTTCGCTTATGTCTTGTGTGGCGGTAATGCCTCGCAGTTCTTTTACTGCTCTGTCCAGCGCCTCAAGCGCCTGTTTCATTACAGTGATACTCATGATCGTTCTCCTTTGAGTGCTTCACGGGCATCCTTAATTGCCAATTTGCGATCAATTTCACCGCCGCATTCTTGGATGCAAATGGTGTCCAGAAGGGTTGACAGCGCATCCCGAAGCACCTTGTTCTCTGCTGCCTGCTTCTCAGTCTGCTCGATGGCTTGGCGCAGTAATGCCTCAAGCTCATTGAATGCTAAACCTACTGCACGGTACGCCTCATGTGCCCCGCTTGCAATAGCTATGTTTCTGCATTTTTCCGCTGAAGCTAACGCAACTTGCATCACTTCAATTTGGTTCATGATTTATCCTTTTCATTTCTCATTTCGTTAACCTATTACAGAATAATATTCATAAATTAATTTGTGCGGCCGGCATAAGTGGCATACATGTACCAATCCGGCACAACTTTTTCAGTATTCTTGGAATTGTAAATTTTGCAAAAATCTTTGGCTTCTTGCTCATTGTCGAAGAATTTGACTTCATCAACTTTTGAACCCCAGCCACGTTCGGATTCAATAATCTCTACTTTAAACAGAGGGCCAAGTTTAACTTCAGACATTTTGATTACTCCTTTTCATGAATTCATTATACCACAAAATCTAATTGCTGTACACTATCATGCCGCAGTAGGCTCGAGTACGGTGATACGAGTACGAGGAGCCATTTGAGTAACAGTAATACCTTTAAATGGAGACTTTTCGAATGTCTCGACTGCTGAGGCACCCAATTTGCCTGTAAGAGTAACTTCGTCGCCTTTTTCAACATTGAGGTTAGTTGTAAACATTTTGACCAAAGCGCCATCAGTTGTTTTCATCGTCAGGATTTGACTCACGCCATTATCGTAGTACGAATAAGCAGGACGATTGTAACGATGAGCCGAGATGACGGTGCAATGCAAAGTCACTTTAGTGCCTTCAGGACCGACGCTCTTGTCGACAATACCATCTTTGATAGACTTACGAGCTTCGATTGCATTCAGTTCTTTCAAGAACATCATGGCTGCAGCGGACAAATAACCAACAGTCTTAAGACTATTGATCTCGACAGAGCAAAACTTATTAAGATTTTGAATGAAGTCAGAAGTGTCGGTCAATGACCTCTTAGCAATCATGGTGATCACTTGTTGCGCCATAACATAATCGGCTTCTACGACAGCCAGACGAACAAAATATTCTGAACCACGACCTGTAGGAGGGACGAACTGTTCGGCGACAGCATGAGCTGTGGGAATGTGAGTTTCAGAAGAAGTTGGAGTCCAACCATTCTTATTGATCGAAGCGATTGCCATAGCAATCATATCGATTGTCTTGAACTTCGGAGTAGACCAACCACCCATGCCACCTTCATACTCACTAACTCGGCCTTCGAGTGTATAGATGAATTCAGCCCATGCAGCATACTTTTCAGGATCAGCATGACCCAGAAAATCTTTCATGCAAGACTTACCGACTTGAACATACTCGTCTTCTTTCTTAACGATGTAAGTTGCGTTCCGAGTCCGGATCTTTTTGCAATGATCGCAATGATACGGATTAGCCGATTGAAAACGAACTGGAAGAACTTGGCCGGGGATTGCACGAACGATCGTACCCGCTTCATGGCCTTCCAATTTGCCAGCAAAAGACCAGTCACCGGGAAGCTTAGGAACTTCGCCTTCGACCGTCAGCATTTGATATTCACGAAATTCAACAGGCGATTGAGGAAACTTACGAGGAAGTTCTTTTGTGACGACAGAACCAAGAACGAGACGAATAGGTTTCGTGTTGAGCTTAGTTGCCTTCTTGTTCAGCTTCGCGATATCGAGAACGAGTTTCGACATGTTCTCGACGGGAATGCAGAACTCTTTGGTAGAGAACTGGTCCTGAGCAATAAGGTCTGTAAACATCTTCGATTCCTTGATTTGATGGATCTATTATACCATAAAATCTAATTGTTGTACACCGTTATTTTCGTATTCGTAGCAATCTTCAGGATGACCTTGATCTGGACCACAATAGTGAGGATTGGGTTCCCAAGAATCATAGTCCGTCAAGAGCCATTGTTGATCCAAACGTTCTGCGCCTACGATCCAAGCCCATTCGCGCAATGCTTCTTGCATGTATGACATAATTAATCCAGGAAAGTTACTTGTTTGTGCGGGACCATTGCGTACTTACCGGCACGTTGGATGACTACATAGCCGTGTTCAGTGATGTTGCGACGAGCCCAATCGGGTACATCGTCACGATCATTCGCAACAGCAATTGCGTCCCAGACTTCATGCTTGTCGTACAACTTGTCTTCCTTGGTAGTGTACGGACGCCATTTGATCCAGTTAAAACAGCTTGATGCAGTCTTGGGAATTTCGACCTGAATTACAGTACCAGCTTTGACTAAAAACATTTTATTTCTTCCAAAGAGTTTTTTCAAGGTTGGTAATCATTGCTGTTTGCCGTTCAACTTGGTCCTTAAGCTTTTGTTCCCTTACCTTAGAGAAGCCTAATTGAGCTTCATTAAAGGAGACCAACGATAAAGCTTCCTCGAGAATGAGGTACAACTCACGATGATCTTGAGTTTTGAGAGCCCGTTGGAGCAGTTGATCTCTTGTTTTCATAGATCAATTATACCATAAAATCTAATTGTTGTACACCGTTTTATGCAGTACTCGTACGTCCTTGTATGACTCAATGTGTATGTCTACTCACTCAGACAGTCTCGAGTCACATACGTCCTCTATGTTGATACGGTATTAAAAGAATAGGTTTGTTTACAAACAGAGCTCCGGATTTGTATTCAAGATATTAAACAGAATTAATAAATGGAAGAAAAGATAATAAGATGGGTTATCTGTTCCGACCTTTGGTCGGCCGTTGGAAGAACTATTATTTGATCTAGTTATTTTCCAGAAGATAATACTGTTATTATACCATTATTCATGAATTAATAAAATCTATTTGCGAATACTGTATCTTAAATGATACATTGTATAGAATAAGATACAGATTCCAGAAACGACAAAAGCCCGAATAAATTCGAGCTTTTCTAATTACCATACTAAATCAAAATAACCTTTTAGTATCTTTTCGCATGATGCAGATTTTCCGGTATTATGATCTTGAACTCTATCGTCTTGAAATCGATATGTTCGGATTTTATCTCCACGCATGCCACTTCCGACTTGTTTCTTTCTATCTAATGATATGTCTCTATTATAGTTATTCTTTGCAGATGAAATAACTCTTTCGACTATTTCTGTTTTCGCTTGATCATAACTATTTTGTCTGCTCCTGCATTGCGCTGTTACTAAAACACCAGTTGGAATATGAGTAATTCTGCAACTATTCTGATGCTTATTTCTATGCTGTCCACCAGCACCAGTTCCGGAATACCATTCTATTCGTAAATCAGAATCTTTAATATCTAAAGAAAAGTTATCATCTTCGATAATAGCTACTGTTACTGTACTGGTGTGAACTCGACCTTTTCTTTCTGTTGGTGGAATTCTTTGTATTCTATGTCCACCCGATTCTTTATATAATCCTGAAAGATCTTGACCTTCTATTTCAATAGAACATTCGCCAGGTCTAATATCTTTCAGACGACTTATTCAGCCAAGTCTGAAAGAAAGACGCTCATATGCTTGAACTAGATCTTTTACAAAAAGTTTACTATCTTCACCGCCTTCAGCGGCTCTAATTTCTAGAGTAACTTTCATTTTGTTTCCTTATATAAATTCATTCGTTCATTTTCGTCGGATAATTGTTTTTGCAAATTATCTGTATTTTCTTTTTGTTTATCGCGACCAAAGATGGCTTCCCATCGATTATCATATTCTTCTTGACTTACACTATATGGTCTTGGTTTAGACCCCTTACCACCATCACTCATTTTAAAATTCCTTATACTAATTTAGTTCCACCGAAGTATGGTACAGCAAGACCTTCAGTGATTAGCAATTGATTTACGTTGATATCACCTAAGTAAATATTAGCGAGATATCGCCCATACTTATCTGTTTTAAACGATTGAAGAGTTACATCTTTATTTAAAATAAGTTCTATTACTCGCGCTTTTGCTTTAAGACCTAATTCTTTTTTAAACGATATCTTTATCATTAGTTTCCATCGTATCAATGCCGTTTAATCTCAGACGAGTATTAAACGCAATATTAAACCCAAGATCTAATATGCAGTCGACGGTATCACCATCAACAACTTTAATTATTCGTGCATTAAAAATATAATTGTTCTTAATCATTGGAGCCCCTTACTGGTTACGATCCAGTGTCTAATTCTTACCAAGAATTTATTCTCCCATTTAACTAAAGGGGTCGAGATCGATTGTTACTATTTATCCGACTAATGTTCTATATAAATCAACTAATTCTCGTCCATATGCACCAAGGACAGTCAGAAATGAAAACATCGATATTAATGCAATCGCAATCCATTTATTATTCGTGCTGGTGCTACTAAGCGCAACTGCGAATACTTCATTACCAAGAATACGAATTTTTAATTCGTAACTTTGATCATCATCTTCAGTCATTTGACTTTACTTTAATAGCCTCTGCTAATCGCTTTTGAAATTCTTCTTCATCTAGCGCATGGCTACCATCACAATAACCTGTTGCGCTTCTACCACAGGCGCATAGTTTCTTAACTTCAGTTAACATAGTTTTTTCGTTCATAATATTCCTTATAAGTAATGACAAAATGTAGTCATAATGTATTTAGGGTTAGTCACGGGTTTAAATCCGCAATGCAGATATTGCCACGTACTTGGAAATATCAACATACTACCCTTCTTTGGCTCACAACTAAATCCTAACATAGGAAACGCGGCATCTCCACCTTCGGGAATATCATCTAAGTAATATAACGCAGTGATGAATCGACGAGCGCTCGCGTAGTCACCTACATCGGTATGCAATCCAAAACCATCTTTCCCATTATTCATAGTACGATTAATTCGAAAGTGTTCGAATCCATATTTTTCGGGAATTCGAGTAGGAGCATCCTGTGCATCAATATCAATCATATATTCACCGATTGCTCGAACTGTATAATTGACGATATACTTATGTAATTGATTGAATAGCGGAATATTCTGATTCTCGGTTATACTTAATTGATCAAATTTAAAATGACCTTCGCCTTGCGCTCGAGTAACGTGCAATCGCGAATTATTGTCATATAACTTGACTAATTCATCGCATAAACTATCGGGCAAAACGTTTGGTTTGAACGTAATATAATACGCAAGATGTTTCTTATCGGGGCGCCATGCCATATAGTCTTCGGGTGCGATACGAACAATATCATTCATAATTTTAAATTCCTAGAATACGCTTCAATTTCAACTAATAAATCGTCTCGGCAAATATCAACATTTATAATTTTACCACTAATGTCATATTTCTGTAAAATATGTTTTACAACTTGATTTGATTCTTTGTTCTTAACATAAATTGTATAGACTAAATCCGAATTAGTTAAACCCGATGTAGTGATCAATCGTCCAATATTGTTCAGCGTTAAATCAATTTGACCGAATAAATCATCTTTATGCCAAGTTTCGCTACCACGTATGCTCGCTGTGCCTGATATCAATAAGTTGTTATCATGAACTCCGGCGCGCGAAAATAACGGCGTTCCATACGTCGATGGATAATTGGATGGATCTACTTGATTTATATTACTAAAGAATCGAGCGGCCGTACGTGCTCGAGTGTATATGAGAGTATATGTATCGTCGAATGATCCTACAGCGCATGCAGTAGGATATTCTGTTACGTTAAATTTAGTGAAGATCTTTTTGCGAGCGATATTAAATTTAGAATATCGCTGAACACCATCTTCATAACGAAGAATGTCGGGTATGAAGTTTCTTATATTGATGATGTATGGATATTCAGAATTCGGCGTAAACATTGCGTTATACGCTCTCTCGATTTGAGACTCTATATCATATCCACTTATTTTGATTTTAGTAGTTTGATAATTTTTCATAATATTAGTGGTGGTCGGAAGAACACTCGAAGTTCCACATTTATCCGTATGAAGGATACTCTCTGCCTCTTAAGATACCCGACCAATAAACGACTTATGTTCGTTTTACATTTCTGACTAATGCACCAAGAATCATGTTAATGATGATCAATGGACCAGGAATAAAGAACTTAATCTTGTGGCCTGTTCGCTGCAAGAATTCTTCTTTTGGTAATGCTTCAAGAGTCCAGTTATCGAACCAAAGATCTTGTGCGTAACCGACTGCATGTCGTTCACCCTTTGCTGTCATACAGAAATAGATTCTATATTGATGCGTAATCACGACTTTCCACAAGAAAGTCAGAACGCTACAATCACATAAGCGCCAAATTGCAGTCAATGAAAAGTCTTCGCAATCACCAACTAGTTTACCATCCCACTCGCGTAGAACAAACCACCAATCTAAGAATTTAAACATATCAGCTTTATACTGAAATTTTTCTGCGATTTCTTTTACAATTTCTTTGATATACATGATAGTCCTTCGATGTGATTATCATATATTTATATCCATATTGAAATACACTATAAGACATCCTCGACATTTCTGCCTCCTAGCACGGTGTCTTTTCCTAAGCAGTTTTTCGAATCTTACTTAGACCGCTTCTATAATGTATTCGAATATGCGAACTCGGTGGGAGGGATTTTGCAACCCTCATCTGCTAGTGATTTAACCGCATAATCTACCGAGACACATACGTGCCTCAGGCAGGAATCGAACCTGCTTCTCCTACTGATCTAACTATTAATCTACCGTGAGTTCCTCGGGTCATGACTCCCGAGTATGGTGAAAGGTTAATTACTCCTTGTGGTACCATATTTAAGCGTCTTAATATTCCTCATAGTTGACGCTATAAGTTTTCGCAGACCGTCAAACCCACCGAAATACTCTAGCCCTATACTGGCATAGAGTACTCCGTCAAGACACTTAAATATGGTGATTGAGATAAGAATTGAACTTATGACCTCAACGATGTCAACGTTGCGTTCTACCACTGAACTACTCAACCAAGTTATGATACACGTATCACTTCAATACGTATCCATCGACTTCCGTCGTGCTTTCTGCAATATCTTAAGCTAGTACCATATTAAAACACACACCTTGAACCTATGTTTCTCATCGTGTCCGCACAGGCGGGATGTGTTTTAATATGGTAGGGCTGCTCGGTAACGATCCGAGTTTTACGAGTTAAAAGCTCGTTACTTCACCTTAAAGTTTCAACCCCATGTATGGTCCACTCTCTCAGAATTGCACTGAGTTCTCTCGGCTTAAGAGGCCGGACTTCACTATCAAAGTTTAGGGTGGTGATTGTGTATTGAATTTTCTTTCATGTGCCAATCACCTTCCATACAACGGGGTTGGTGATGACACTAGCGTTTGCTAGTTTTCATATAGTTTCCTTTTGTTAGAGATTAATTATACTCTATTGCGTATTTATTGTACACTTTTGGCGGGCCGTGAAGGAGTCAAACCTTCGTCTATTGTTTCGAAGACAATGATACTATTCGTTGTACTAACGACCCTTTGTTTTACACGTAAGAATAAAACGTCTTAGTCTGTCCCTTTGAATTGGTTACAGTGTTTGTGCTAATGGTATATCCATGTTCACGAATATCACTAATGCGAGCACGAACTGCATTTGGTGTAGTCTTCAAGCGCGATGCAAGTTGTGCAACGGTTTGTGTTTTGCCTTCAAGGACCAAAGTTTCAAAGATTTTGCGTTTGACTGTCATAATATATCCTATAATATAGTGGCACACAATGTGCTGGAATTATCGACCATTCGATAATATTGGAATGCCCATAGAGAATCGAACTCTAATACGCGGGTTTGCAATCCGCTGCCTGACCATCTGGCTCTGGGCATATTTGTTGGTGCGACCCCCGGGATTCGAACCCAGACCTTAGGCATTATGAGTACCCGGCACTACCTTTATGCTAGAGTCGCAAGAAAATTAACACTTCCACTGAACCAGCCTGGCGTACAGACTGCGGTGGCTCCACCGACAGAAACGATAATCAGGATTTGAAGAACTTTGATTTGCCTAGAGTCTTTCGACTTGTCAGAGGCTAATCGTTGTGCTTTCATGATTTAAACGTTTATCTTTGACACTTAAACTTTGAACTTTAATATTTAAACGTTGAGTTTCCATATTGGTGCGTCTTTCGACGCCTTTAGTTCGTTGATTTAAAATATCAATGATTTGTCCATATTTTGATACTGAGGACAATAAGTAAGGCCGTTCTAATCTGTTCGGTCCAGCAAAGTGTTAACTTAAAAACTAATTTCTGTCTTAGCGTTCACTTCAGACAAAGTGAAATCCAATTCTGTGTCCACAAGAGAAATTTCTTCCTCAAGTGCTGCGATCTTCTCAACAATGTTGACGGGATCGATAAGTGCCGCTTCCTTCAAAGCCTTTTGAGGCTTAGAAATCAAGTCATATGAACTTGCGTCCACCTTAGACTTATCGCTACCATAAATGGTCTTCAAGTTAGAGTCAATGTCTTGCTCCAACTTAGCGTTCAATTGAGACACCACGCCCTGAGCACGAGTTTGTTGAAGTCGCATGACATTAAGCAAAGTGCGCTTGCTGTCGATCGAGCGCTTCATTTCGATAGCCTCAGCGACAGTCACTTCAATCGAACCAATCTTCACTGTCGTAACAGCGTTGGACTTAACGATTGCAGCCTTGATTGCGGCACGTTCCTTAAACAGCGAATTCACTGTGTCAAAAGAACTCTGGATCTTAGCCTTAGCCTGATCGACAGACATACCTGCAGTGTCATTAACCTTCATCTGAGCGTCTTTACCGACACTAACAGTCACGAAGACACCGGCGCTAGTTGCGCGTTGGATACGGTCATCGACACGCTTCAATTCAGCCAAAGCACGAGTTACAGACATTGTGTTCATTTTCATTTCCTTCATATTAAAATTTAATTTTTCGACCCTCGATCCAACCATCTGGTAATGGATCTTCTTTTTTTATTTTACGCGATACTTTAAGAATCATAGAATGGATCCACCGCGTACCATACTGTGAATTTTTACTCCCCGATTGCGCAACGGAAAGTGATTGCGATATTTTCTTTTTAGTCTCATCTGTATGAGACATGCCTAGAAATGATGGCATATGTGTAAATTCACCTTGAGCATGCATAATACGATTTCTTTCCGATACTGCAGCTCTCCTATGATCTAATTGACTTGGATGACTAACACCATACTTATTAAGCAATGTTTTATTGGCCTCAGTTCTACCGCGTTTATTTCGTTCTACCATGTTACTATAATCAGAATTTACAAAATCCCAGCCTCCATGTCCACCTAACTTAATGTTGTACGTGTTATTCTCAGCGATAAATTCTTCATTAACTAATTCAGCTTCTTTAGCATACATTTCATCAGGCGTATCAAATACGAACAAAATTTCTTTTGTGAAATTTTCTATTCCATGTTTATCTTGCGCATGCTTTAAATACTTACCAGATCCCATATAAGCATCATTTAAGTTTTTCGTCTTATGCGATCCAATATAGATTTTGCTATTAATTTGATTTGTTATTTTATAAATTATATAGTACATAAATTCCTCTATGTACTTATTTATAAAAGTTCAAGTCTTGCTATTGTGTTTGTGTGCGAGTGGGGAGACTCGAACTCCCAAGCCTTTCGGCATTGGCTTCTTAGACCAACGTGTATACCATTCCACCACACTCGCTTTGATAAACTAATTATACAACAAATACGATTTATTGTACACTAAATGGTACCTCTGCCAGGAATTAAACCTGGATCTGAACCTTCGCAGGGTTCCGTGATATTCATTTCACTACAGAGATGAAACTTGGTGCGGGGTAGGAGAATCGAACTCCTGACAAAACGTTGGCAACGTTATATTTTACCATTAAACTAACCACGCAAATTTGGTGCCCCATCACGGAATCGAACCGCATTCAGATGCTTACAAAACAACTGTAATACCAATATACTAAAAGGGCTAATCCAACTGTGACCTTATGCTAAGCCGTTGGCGCTCAAGCGGCCAGATCAAGGTTCTGGAAGACCTAAAATGGATGCGGGTGACAGATTCGAACTGCCGATGCACCTGGCTTATGAGACCGGTGTGGTGACCACCCTACCCGCAATATTCGTTTATCAATTATACAATTTTTGATTAATTATATGATTTTTTGATTAATTGATATCAAATTTAAATTGGCTCCATCTGCTGGCTCCGACCCAGCCTCACCGGATTAACAGTCCGGGGTGCTCACCAAGAATACTAAGATGGAATAAAATTGGCTCCACGGGTAGGGATCGAACCTACGATTGTCAAAAGACGACTGGTTAACAGCCAGCTGCATTACCTCTCTGCGCACCGTGGAATAATATTAATTGAATCGATTCGGAATTTAACCGCTCTGTTTCCTCTTTCGAGTGAAGGCTCGTTCGACACCTCCCAGATCAATTATTCTTGGTACCTCGTCCAGGTAACGCTCCTAGGTATCTCGATTATCAGTCGAGTATTCTACTTTTGAATTAACGAGGCATGCGGACCCAGATTTATGTCATTAGGCCCATTAGACAGAGGTCTCTTGAGTTTAGATAGTCAAGCTATCAAAGCGAGTTGGAGACACTGCTTATACATTTGAGTTCCCATTTGTCATTGTGGCATGGGTGGCCTTGACGTCCTCAAAATAGTTTCTCAGAGGCTATCTATCCTTTTTGAAGGGACTCGATAGTTTGTCTCGTAAGAAGGAGATCTTGCGTTTTCGTGTGAAAAAGCCCAATCAGTTGGCACTACTTGCGACTCGACTTCTACGTCTATCTGAAATTTGGAGCGCCCACCCGGATTCGAACCGGGACCATCAGCTTGGAAGGCTGTCATGCTAGCCGTTAAACACCATGAACGCAAAACTGGAATTGCGTACGGGGATTGAACCCGCCTAGATAGGTTGAAAGCCTATTGACCTCACCAGAAGTCTAACGCAATATAAAACTGGCGGTTCCAAGGAGTAACGATCTCCTTCTTCCTCTTAGACAGAGAGGTGTGCGTCCATGAACACTTTGGAACCTAAAACTTGGCGATGCGTGGGAGAATCGAACTCCCGTCTTCGGATAGACAATCCGAGATAATGACCATTATATGAACGCACCAATTATTATTTGTCATGTAATCGCTTCCGATTAACCGCTATATTGATATACTTGACCCGCAACCATGCGATTAGGAATCGAACCGAAAAGTATATCAGTGACAACGTGAAAGAATGCTGCAGGCACCTTCTCTGTTTGATCACATGACAAATAACAATAAGCTGGTATACTCTACGTGAGGATTCTTACCCCGTCTTGTCTTAGCTGTGTATCACTGCATGAATCACCGAGTAACCAGGATGATCGACATTTACTTTGTGGCTCTTGCTTTCCACTTGATTCTTAAATTAGGTCGGGAATACACGGCGTTAGAAATAAAGTGGCTCTCGGTTTCGAATCAAAAGCGTATGAATATAACTTCTGTCCCTAGGCAGTCTTTCCGCCAACAATGTTTTTCAAACCCCTACTGGACCGACTTACTTTCGCATCGTCAATGATCTGTGGCTTAGTACGTCCAGCATCATTGAAGACCGGAACGACTTCCGGCTCGGTTTTCATCTACTCATTTTACTACACATTGTCTTAGTAACTTGGCTCCCGTGGCACTCATCGCATAGTGCGTTATCTAACCATTGGCTAAGGTCCGCGCAGACCCGCTAAACACGGAAATAAAACTGGTGGAATTTGTCACAGGCTTTCACTGTGATTAGCTCGGTTAAGTTATAACCGATTTCGTCCTATATGTTACGTATTCAAACCCCATAAACTGGTGGAGACCGAGGAAATCGAATCCTTCTAGTCAAGAACTTTGCAAGAGTTCTCCGCAGCCCACTGCTGTCCCCCATTAAATTGGTCAGTATGGCCGGCCTCGAACCGGCATATTCTAGTTTCCAAAACTAGTCGACGTCCACTTGTCACCACATACTGTTAAATTGGTCGGAGCACAATGATTCAAACCTTGGACATCTACGTCCCAAACGTAGCGCTCTATCAGGCTGAACTACACTCCGAAATTTTGGTGGACCTATGGGGAGTCGAACCCCAAGCATCGCATTGCAAGTGCGTTTCCCTACCCACTAGGTAAGCCCAAATTAAGGAGACGGTATATGGATTCTTTCCCGTCAGTTGCAGAATTGAACTTTCGAACAATTGCCACATTCCAAGTACTCCGTGAAAGGGAGGAGGATGTATCTGCATCTTATAAAAAACTGGTGCCCCAGTACGGAATCGAACCGCATTTTGATGCTTACAAGGCAACTGTAATACCAATATACTACAAGGGCAAAATTGGTCTCCATACAAGGATTTGAACCTTGGCTTCTTGGTCCCAAACCAAGTGCGCTACCAGGCTACGCAATACGGAGAAATAAACTGGTGGGCTAGTGTAGAATTGAACTACCTAAATCGCCTTATGAGAGCGGTCTGAAACCATTTCAGGTCAAGCCTATGTTTGGTGGATGCGGTAGGATTCGAACCTACAAGTCCGTGAGGAGCCGGATTTACAGTCCGGGGAGCCAACCAATTGCTCAACACATCCAAAATTAATTATACATAAACATACTCGCATCTGCTTTTGGAGCCGCGTGTTCCTCCCCTTGTTTTACCACAGGATCCTGTGGAGGAGTGTGCACATTTACACCAATGTCTATGTATAATCATATTGAAACATATTCCAGGGGGATTCGCACTTGCCTTTTCTTCAGTAAACACTGACCCTGCATCTTAAATCAATAAGAGGAACCTAACAAAATATGTTTCAATATGATCCCGAGGGTATCTCGGTAAATTGAGTAGCATTCCAGCGACAGTCCGATTACCAGTCGGATGCCTGCATCTCTACACAATCATTATCATATTCAAATGCTCCGGGAATACTGAAGGGCATTCTTAGCATCTCTCTTTCCACAGTATAAGACGAATGGAAGATTGCTTAACTCACCCCATGTTCAAACCAAAACACTTGAATATGATTCCTGAAGCAGTGAACCAGCACACGTGTCCGGCGCTTACTTCAGGATATCATGAAAAATCATCAAATTTTGAAAGAACAAATCGGGATATCTTACGATACATTACATGCAACAAGGATCGACCAAGCCGCAAACTTTCGTTCACCTCATCAAACATCATTTCTGTGTTCAACTACCTTAGTGCGCCACTTAGTGGACTACACTCAGAACCCGATTAAAATTTTAAAGAATCTTTCTTGAAGTCCCGATCAACTTCTAAGATTGTATTATACCACATTTACTAATTAAAGTAAACAAGTATTTTAAAAATTGTGATACGCTTGGTATGAAACAAGTCGTCTTTATGTGCGTTCTTTTTTGGCTATACCTGCGAGTTTCACGCAGCGTCAATAAACACATAAATTTCACAATTTTTAAAGAACTTCCAAGCAAACTCGATGGTTTGTTTGTTTATGGATTTATTATACCACGAAGTCTATTTAATGTACACCGTTTTATGCATTATTTTTAGTGCTTCAGGTGACTTCAAGAGACTTACGTTGGTATACTTACACTTGCCCGATGAACAATGACGTACGTACACTTGATGCACATAAGTTGTTGATTCATATAGGCTAAAATGGCATCCCGAGCTGGAGTTGCACCAACACTTCAGGGTTTTGGAGACCCGACGACTGCTGTTATCTTACCGAGATTTAATCTTCCTTTTGTCCAGCCATTGGACAAATATGCATTCAATTCTTCCTCTTTAACGAACGTATTTTTAATACCATTATTAATCATTCTCATGCCAGTTTGAGCTTCTGCTAATTTTTTGATATTTGGTTTCGCTAATGCGCCAATTCTTTTAAAATGATTTTCGCCATATATTTTCTTTGAAGTATTCACGCCCTTTAATGCAGATTCAGAAGTAGACTTTGGCATATTAAGACGTATTTCTGGATGCAATTCATGACATCGTTTAGCCGCTTTAGAAGTTCTATTGCGATGTTCTTCGCTACCATTGTTTAAACTATCCCATCCACCATCTAATCCATTTTCTATTTTAAGATTCGCCCATTCATCAGATTCAACTATTCTATTAAGAACGCTAAACTCATATGCAAATAATTGCAATGAGATCCTATCCTCAAATTCGCCTATTATTTCAGTAGAAACATTATTGCCGTGTTTCTTAATGTGGCGCTTCCAATGAATTCCAGAACCAATATATGAAATAGGATTTTTTGAAGTGGTTTTACCAAAATATTTCAATCCAGTTTCATTATGTGTTTTTACATACAACGTAGTCTTTTTCATATTATCTCCTATATTTTATTTATAAGAAATTATACTTAGTGAGACTGCAGTGCTGCCAATTACACTATCGAGATATGAAAATACAAAGGGGTAACCTATGGGGAATGATCCCATTCTACCGCTTTCACAGAGCAGGGTGCGAAACCTTTACACTAAGGTTACCCCTTTGTATTCTAACATTGGTGCGTCTGGAGGGATTTGAACCCCCAACAGTTCGGGTAGAAGCCGAGTACTCTATCCAGTTGAGTTACAGACGCAAATTCTTGGTACCCTGAGTCGGATTCGAACCGACACGATTCTCCTTTTGAGAGAGACGCCTCATACCAATTGGGCTATCAGGGCAAACATCTGGTGCGCCAGGTGGGACTCGAACCCACAGAACCTTGATTTTAAGTCAAGTACCTATACCAATTCGGTTACAGGCGCAAATTCTTACTTCGCCATTTTTGCGGCGATCTTCTTCCGTTGCTTTGCAGCAACTAGACCCAACCTATCAAGAGCCTCGAGTTGTTGGACTGGCGTAAGATTAGCCCATCCACTGTTACGAGTATTAGCCTCTGCACGTTTCACGCTTTTTTCTTTCATTTGGAATTCTCCATCTAGTTAAAAATCATTACAAATTCTGGCGGATGGTATAGGATTCGAACCTATGCACCACTTTCATAGCGACGGTTTAGCAAACCGCTCCCTTAACCACTCGGGCAACCATCCAATATTCTGGTGCTTCGTGACAGAATCGAACTGCCGACACTCGCCGTGTAAAAGCGTAGCTCTACCGCTGAGCTAACGAAGCATTAACCGTTTCGTCTATCCTTATAGACATATTCTAATCCATCAGGCAACTTACCATTTTCAATTGAATCAACTCCGGACTTTCCGACTTGATCTGGATTTTCGCAAACTATTGTGACGTATGTCATACCAAGTTTACGCATTCCTTCTGATATCTCTAATGCCCGACCAAGAGTCGCTGTATCAATTGCATGTGACCAGTTTGTTACTGGATCTGTGTAATACACTTTATTCATAATATCCTTTTGGAGCCATGTGAAGGAATCGAGCCTTCGACTATTGCTTACGAGACAATTGTTTTTCCTGCTAAACTAACACGGCATGCGTCATTATCTTTACACCAGTCCGAAAAATTTCGATCTGTATTATCAATATGAATAATGATCATTTTTTCTAAAAAATTAATAATACTTCTTTTGTCGATTGTCATATTAAAACGATCAATAAATTCTGTCATCTTTGATTCTAAATGTTTATGTCGATCTATATGCGACATCACATACGGATATCCGACAGAATTCATTAAAATTTCTTCTTCACGAAAATGCTTTATAAGTTGAGTTTGAAGTATAGAAAATGTTTCAATCGTTAATTTATTCTTATCATGCAATTCAGCAATAATGTTTATGCTATTAAATAATTCTTTATGTTGATGATCAATTGCATCAATACCCAATGTGTAATGTTTAAATCTTTCTTGTTCCATAAATTATTCCTATGTAATTCTATATTTATGGATCCGTTAATGGTGGGGATGGAGAGACTCGAACTCTCAGGACCTGGTATCTAAAGCCAGTACGTCTACCAATTGCGTCACAGCCCCAAACTGGTGCCCCTCGACAGAATCAAACTGCCGTATCCGCGTTACAAAGGCGGTGTAATCTCACTATACGAGAAGGGCCTAATATTGCAATGCACTCATCGAATGCATTCTAATATTGGTACTGCTACGCGGAATCGAACCGCGCTTGCCGGGATGAAAACCCGATGTCCTAACCGATAGACGATAGCAGCAAAAATTTGCGAGCATCTCACGATGTGTCGACTTAGTATCTTATGCACCGTATTCGACCGGTGACTCAGAAAGATACAATGCACTCAGCGAAGTTGTACGTACACGTCAATTGTTTTTGCATCAGCCATATGAAACGACTTGATGTATTGATCTTTGTACTTCGCGTAAGCAGGATTTCCTTTGCCAAGCCGAGCCTTCAAGCACACTCTAAACAACACCGGTGTTTTATTATGCCACTTAGACACAGCGATTGCATTCTTGTTGACGGTTCGAATTGTTTTACGAACCGTCTCAATCATATTCATATCAGACACACTTAGTGGGTCTGCTGTAAACATGTAAGAATCTGTCCTTGCCTTTTTCATAATCTATCCTTGTTGATTTGATAGATTAATTATACCACAAGATCTAATTATTGTACACCGTTATTCTTCTTTTTTCTTGCCGTATGTCTTAACGATACTTTCACTGTCTTTCATCATATTCTTATAATGATTGCGTTGTTCATCGTTCTTCATGGTTGCCATGATACGCTTTGTTTGTTTCGAAAGTTTAAAATGTGCGCTTGTTTTCATAATGTCCTCGTTAAAAATTTGGTGCAACCTGTAGGAATCGAACCTACTTCAACGGTGCTTCAAACCGCCGCTATGACCACATCAGCTAAAGTTGCTTATTCACTTCATCAAAATACTTTTTCCACGCTTTAGCATATTGTTCTATGCTAAATTGCAGTGTCGTATACATTTGTGTATAAAACCAACCATAATGTTTTGTTGCATCTTCGAGTGTTTCACTCTTTAATGCACGTTTCAAATGATATGATGGTGGAATCTTATACATTTTCTCTTTCCTCTTCTATCTTCTTGATGAGATCTTCAAGAAGAATTGGTTTAAAATCTGTGTGTTCGACGCTAACGCAATGATAACGAGTGTCTATACAAGATACTCCATGTTTATCGGTGACCATTACTCGATCACTGTGAAGATGTCCATGGACATTCGCATTCGCATTAAATTTTCTAAAGCTTGATTCATGAATCGGAATATGAGTCAGAATCATATTACTCAGTGAGTAGCACCCATGCACATCTTCGAAGAATGGAGCATATTCATCCATTCTAAGAGTATCGTGGTTGCCCTTAATGAGCACTTTCTTTCCATTAAGTCTATGCATTACGCCAATAGACCTACGATTCATAACAACGTCGCCAAGATGATAAACTTTATCTTCTGGTTTCACTGTTTCATTCCACGCCTTTACTAGAGCTTCATCCATTTCGTTTGGATCAGTCCATGGCCGCAATTTCGTGACACCATCGGATTGTGTAAATCTACAAACACCCGCGTGTCCAAAATGCGTATCCGACACAATATAAATTGCGGGCATTTTTAAATTCCTTATACGATTCGTTCAACTGTTCCGAGTACACCATTAGTGCCTCGTGTATATTTTGCAACTGTCTGAGTCCAGACTGTGTACTTTGATTTATTGATATCAAAAGTAGATTCATTCTTACGTGGACCGCGATAAGCACATTGTGTATGCTTAACACCGTTAACATAAGTTACGATATCTTTAGATTTCCGTGCCATAATTCATCCTTTCGATTTGATAGAATAATTATACCATAAAGTCTATTTAATGTACACCGTTTTATGCATTATCACTTAAAAGTTCTAATGTTAACATATAACTTGAGTGTTATAAAACTTGGAAGAGGGATGGTAGAATCGAACTCCAACCGGCTCATCACCGATCCATCTGTTTTCAAGACAGTGCTGGGCCCAGCCCAGTTAACCCTCCAATTATTCGTAAAGATCTATGAAATTTTTTCCATACTTCATATTAACATATTCAAATATATGTTTAAGATCTTTTTCATATAATACTGTGACGTCTGGATTAGCTTTTAATTTAGCATCCCATTGATCACTTCTATATCCTTTAATTTCAGTCAATACATTATTGACTATAAAATCTGGAATATAGTTTCTTTCTATATCGTTCCACGTGTATTTTCGTTTTTCTGTGTTACGCTTAATGTCAATATTATGATCTAAACAATATATAACATAAGCTAATTCCCAACTGCTATCACAATAGAATCCTTTATATCGACCTTTCCGCCCTCGCCCTGAGCCTTGTCGATATCCGCCATTACTTATTTTTGCTTTAGTAGACATTAATTCTTTACTAATAGCAGAATGCTTACGACCTAACCATGATGAAACTAATTCACCTGATTTAAATTTTGCAGATAGATCTGATCGTGTTGGATTATCTAAACAACGTCTTTCATGATTTCTCAAAGAAAGTAGTTTTTCATATTCAACAATATGACAGTGTTTACAAATAGGCATTTTGAATCTCCTTCATATCTATTTATAAATCAAGGCCAGTCGCAGGACCATCCCCGCTGCATTACTCTCCATATGAAAAAGCACTTGTGAATGCGCTTTCATATGGCAGAGGACTAGGGAATCGAACCCTATCACTCGACTTCAAAGGCCGATATCTGCTCCAATCGATTTGTCCTCAATATGCATAGGCAAAGAAGCAGTGAACCAGCACTCGTGTCCGGCGCTTACTTCTTTCCTATGTTTTTGAAATTCACTAAATTTTTAAAGAACGTTGGAAGTTTCCTTCCTAAGAATGTATTATAACACTCTAACGATTTATTGTACACCATTAAACACAAAAGCCCCAATCTTTCGAGAGGGGCTTTGGCGTGATCCTACCGATCTTACACTTAGCCCCTAATCATCCCAACCCTCGATCGAATGCTGAGGACGCGCATTAAAATTACTGGTCGTATAGACCGGTAGTGTTTTGCAGCTGGATAAGAGTGTATGTATTAACATTGTATTTTATTTATACGCCGAATTTGGCTCTCGCACCACTCCAGACAACTTTATTTTCATCTTCATACAATTTAAATTCATAATCTGCGATGTCAAATCCAAACGCTTCACAAGTCGCTTCGACTGCGTTAACGCCGGGTACGATATCTTTATACCAACCCACTTCAACGCCGTTTTTGAAAACTTTAACTTTTGTCTTTTCCATTATTTGATTTCCTCGAATGAATCGGCGACAGTTTTATCTTCACGAATTTCGATAACGATAGGAAGAAACAAAGACCATTCGCCTTGTTTGTTCATGATCTTTGTGTTGTATTTGATCGCCATGATTTTACCAATAACACCATTGTCGATGACACGCTCATGATCTTTCAGACCGGAACCGACATCGACTTTAATAATCCCATCACGAGATTCACAGATGTAAGCGCCAACCATGCCTTTATACTTACCAACGCCTTCTTGAATTGCGACAATCTTAAGATCACATTCTTCTTCACCTTTGAATTTCACTTGCTTCTTAGATTCGTTTGTTTTTCCCAGATTGCGCTAAGATCTTTGAGAATGATACCCTCATAGCCTGCGCTCAAATATTGATTGAATCTTTCTTGCGCTTCCTCGATAGTGTTGACTATACACCGATTCGACATAGTTGATCTTAGAATTAGAAGGAAGTTTAAAGCTAGTCAGATCGTCCCAACGATCGCCATATTGCGCGCTGAATTTTCCAGCTAAAAATGCATCGTATGGAATGACATCCCAAATTTGTGCTCGAACCATCTCTGCCAATTCTGGCGTGATAGTACCTTTGTTCGCCTTATTGAGAATACCGTTACCAGTCTGACGATCTGCGATAGTTCCATCTTTATTTGCGACAAGCAGTTCACCATCGAATACAACATTGCGTCCACGAGACATAGTAATAAACTCATCTTCAAGATTTCCAAGAAGTTGAATCTCCTTACCATTGCGAGATCTAAAAGTTACAGCACCATTTAAAACAATGGCGTTAAAGCGCATGCCGTCTTCTTTTTTCTGAACAATTGCTGGAAACTTGATCTTATCGACCAACTTTTGATCGAAGGCCGAACATAGCATACACGGGTAATCATGCACTAAACCCGGCCAGACTTTGTTAAGAGTCGACTCAGACGCACCACACTTAAGATCTTTCCCAATAATGCGTTCAATCACTTGCGCGTTTTCAACAGAACAATTTTGCAAAATCCAACCAAGATGATTGATTGCTCGATTGCCGGTGAATTCACGGCTTGACAACTTTGTCAATTCGTCCATTGCTTCCATCAGCGAAATATCGGGAAAACACTTTCCTGCAGTGTAATCGGGAATCTTACGAACGTAGAATTGAGTGAAAGGATCGTATGCAAGAAATGCAACCCGTTTAAAGATGGCATTATCTTTATGCTTTGTCAACAATTCAATCTTGAAATTGCGAGAATTGTTCTCACTGAGCTGATCTAAAATCTTAGACACTTTTTCCATAATTATATCCTTTAATTCAATAGAGCAATTATACCACAAAGTCTATTAAATGTACACCGTTAAATTTTCATTATCTTTTCTAAAACGTCATGCGATTCTTTTAGATTAGATTGTTCCATTAGTAAATTGTCTAAAGAATTTTCGGCTCTATTCAGCAGCCATTCAACGTAGGTCATTTCTTCGTCAGTGAGGTGTCCCACCCACTGTGAGAACTCCTCATTAGTCTTGCAAAGAATGACCTTAAGATTTTTTTCGTGATGTTGAGCCTGCATTCTTTTTTCCTTTCACTTCTCTGAGTGTTTCCGGTAAAATGGCATTATCAATAAGCAAATCAAGTGTAATGTTTTTATAGAGTTTCGTCAACTCTTGATCTTTCACTGCGAGCAAAACCTTTGCTTCATCGGGATGAATATTCTCAAGCAATTGAACAAATAGAGCTTCACGACGCGGTTGAGCCAATTCCTTTTGTGGAGTGAAGATATAAAATCTTCGAAACTCTTGCACAAAATTAGCAGGAGACATGCCCAATGGAGCTGCATCCTTTTTGAAAGGAGGCTCACCTTCAGGTAAAGCAAACTTCACGGCTGGATCGAACGCGTATTGCATTAAAATACGAAGAGGCGTGTGCGCTTTGTATTGCGTGATATGAGTTGGATCTTCGTTGATTTCAGCCAAAACTTCAGTGATAAATTTTCTATTCGCAGGCATAATATTTCTTTCTTTAAACTACTTAATATGTATACGCTTCAAAAATCTTCTAAATTATTGAGCAACTCACGGCAGCGGTGCTTAATCAGATAATTCATGATTGCAGTCTTATCTTTCTTTACAGGCGTATTCTGATATGTCGTAATGATTTCTTGTTTGAGATCAACAGGGATATGTTTGAAGTCAATAAGCTTTTCATTACGATGCCAGTTACGGCGTTCTTCGTCGTTACGACATGCAGCAAATCCAAGTTCTACAAATTCAGCGAGTCTCTTAGATGACACTGGCTTTTGTCGTACACCTTCTTGAAGGAAGATATCATCGGGACTTAGAATAGAAGGAATTCCATCATCACCGGCTTTAACAATGTGTTGAATATGGCCATTAGTCATATAGTCTTTTTCGCGTGGAATCAACTTCTTTGTCTTTGTCGACCACTGCTTGACATTGTCAAAACGATGTAGTTGCTTGAAGTCATGGTCAGAAGAAATGATAAGAACGTCTTGAGGTTCTTCGATCAATCCAGTTTGGCGGAAGTCGTTATC